GGTAAAAATAAACCAACGGTCTTGCAACAAAAGCATCTGGATGATATAAAACAGAAAGGCGGCATAGCTGTCGTTATAAATGAAGACAATATAAAAGATATACCTAAGTTGTTTGGGTATTAGGAGAACACAATGTACATCTACAAGGCAGTCAATTTGCGGGACGGCTCACGCCCTGTCAGATACTTTCCTACCAAAGAATTACGCCGAGATTATATAAGGGCAGAAGCTCGTCGCGGTGTTACTGAGATATCTTTGTCTGTCATCTACGTAGACCGAGGTAAGTTAGCCGTGGTCGATTTACTTAACAATGAGATAGGGAGCGTATCTATATGAACGACGAAGATTGGATTGAGCTAATGAGTTGGTTACTAATGACGGTGCTTGTTGTGGTGGTAATGAAAGCACTGCTCGAAATGTAAACATATAGATACACATTGGCGCATATATAGTACACATAAATGTATCCAATTGGATACGCTAGCGTCTGATTGGTAATGAATGTGCGTCTAATTGGAATTAAAACTATGCAAAACTGGAATTACATTCCGATATTTCATAAAGAGAGAGTGAGTTATGAGCGAGTTTAATGAGGTAGCAAAGGAAGCTGTGTGTAATTACTTACAGCGAAGGGGCGAGGCGGTGAAGGACACGATCATATTAGTCCACGTCACAGTGGGCAACAAGACTATGGTGATGGCTCAGTTGATGCCAGTTCTCACTGAATTGATGAGCGAGGGGAGAGTCGAGACCATTGACGGTAGATACTACAAGATCAGCTCCCCTGCAAAGAAGTTAATCAGCGGCAAGTGGGTATGATTACTTACATTGTTTTGTTTGTAGCACAGTTCTGCTTTGTAGCGACTAAGGCTTTCCAACAACTAAACGTGATGCACCATAAGCGCATGTGGGTATTCTGGACGAGTGCCGTGATGTCTGTGTTCGAGTGTGGTGTGTACGGTGCTGTGACATTCGAGGCGTACGAACTGATCCAGAGTGGGGACGTTCTGTATTTTATGTTACTAGCAATACCACTATGGCTCGGCGGATCGCTGGGCTCTATTGTTTCAATGACCATTCACATGAGGATGCGCGATGCAAGACATTGATAAAGTATTAAATGAACGAGGTACGAGGTACGGGAACTTTGAGACCCAAGCCCTGATTACCCAAGACCTAAAGCGGATGATCCGCAGGTACGCACTGCAACAAGACACGGCTATGTCGCCAGACCAGTGGGAAGCCCTAGATATGATCTGCTCTAAGATTGCTAGGATACTGAACGGTGACCCAGACTATGACGATTCGTGGGTAGATATTGCCGGATACGCTCAGCTTATAGTAAATCGTTTACGTGATATCAACAACGCCCAACCCGGTAGCTCCGGTAATTCTATAGAGGACTTAATGCGTGAAGCCACAAGTATGCTTGAGCGGGAATAACCCTCGATTACTGACAGCTCCGTGTGTATTGGAGTGGTACGAATACCTTGCAAAAGACTGTGCCGAAAGTGGTAACGCACTGCAAGCCAGTATGTGGGCGGCAAAGGCTAGAAACATGAGGTCTGCGGAAATAAAAGAAACAGATGGCGTGTACGACGAGTCTTTGTGGAAAGAAATAAATAGGAGAACAGGCGATGGAGAAGCTGTCGGAACTTAGGCACTGCCCTCACTGCGGGCACGAGTTAGAGCAAATGGAGTTTCTGTGGTGTGGCTACTGCGGAGACGTAACAGAACTAGACGAATATAAAGAGCAACGGGAGAGAGAAAATGGACTTGATAACGATAGACTTCGAGACGTATTACGATAAGGAGTTTTCGCTAAGTAAGATGACAACCGAAGAGTACGTGCGTGACCCTCGGTTTGAAGTCATTGGGGTAGGTATAAAAGTCAACAATGGCCCGACTGAATGGGCGAGTGGGAGACACGATGAAATCAAAGACTATCTGGATACGTTTAATTGGGCAGACTCTATGGTACTCGCTCACAACACTATGTTTGACGGTGCTATTCTGTCTTGGCTTTTTGATGTTCGCCCTCGTGTCTGGGCTGATACATTGTGTATTGCTCGTGCATTACATGGGCTCAATGTTGGTGGATCGCTTAAAGCTCTTGCTGTTAAGTACGGAATTGGGGAGAAAGGTGACGAGGTGGTCAATGCGCTAGGCAAAAGGCGTGCGGACTTCTCTGACTATGAACTTGAAAAATACGGGGACTACTGCGTCAACGATGTAGAGCTAACCTATAACTTGTTTAAGATAATGGGACGAAACTTCCCGAAACAAGAACTGAGGTTAATCGACCTGACCTTACGTATGTTCATCGAGCCTGTACTTGATCTGGACTTAGACTTACTAGAGCAACACATGTACAACGTCAAAAGACGTAAAGAGGAACTACTCGAAACTGTAGCCGTAACTAAAAAGGAACTGATGAGCAACCAGAAGTTTGCGGAGTTGCTACGTGAGTTAGGTGTGACACCCCCGACTAAAGTCAGTAAGACCACAGGCAAGGAGACGTTTGCGTTTGCGAAGACCGACGAAGGTTTTGCCGCCTTGTTAGAACACGATGACGATAGGGTGCAGACATTGGCCACTGCAAGGCTTGGCACAAAGAGTACCCTAGAAGAGACGCGCACCCAGAGATTCATCGACATCGCCAATCGAGGTTTGCTACCTGTACCTGTACGCTATTATGCCGCACACACTGGGCGTTGGGGTGGCGATGACAAAATTAATCTGCAGAACTTGCCTAGTCGTGGACCTAACGGAAAGATGTTAAAGAAAAGCATCATAGCCCCAAAAGGTTACATGCTAGTTGACTGCGACTCATCACAGATCGAAGCCCGTGTACTTGCGTGGCTAGCAGGGCAGGACGACCTAGTAGAAGCGTTCCAAGAAGGTCGAGATGTATATAAGAAGATGGCGTCTGCTATCTATAACGTGCCAGAAGACGAGGTAACAAAAGAACAACGGTTCGTAGGTAAGACCACTATTTTAGGTTGTGGCTATGGCATGGGCGCAGTGCGGTTCCAAGATCAGCTAAAGTCATTCGGTACCGATATCGACGTGGATGAAGCGCGTAGGATTGTAGACATTTACCGTAAGACAAATCACAAGATCAGTCAGTTCTGGAAGGACGCACAGCAGACTCTTGTAAACATGTCGCAGGGTCGTAAGTTCAATCTGGGCAAATCACTCGAAGTTGTGCCGGAAGAATATGCGATACGGCTACCGTCAGGATTACTAATGCGGTATGAGGACTTACAGTTCGAGCAGAACGAGAAAGGCTTGCAGTTCGATTACAAGACACGACGAGGCCGAGTAAAGATATACGGTGGAAAGGTTACTGAAAACGTGTGTCAGGGAATCGCAAGATGTATCATCGGCGAACAAATGCTAGCAATATCAAAGCGTTACCGCGTGGTTTTAACGGTGCACGATTCTGTTGTATGCTGTGTACCAGAAGACGAATTAACTGTAGCCCAAGGCTACATAGAGCAGTGTATGCGGCTCGTACCGAAGTGGGCAGAAGGTATGCCTATTAACTGCGAGTCTGGTGTTGGTAAAGCGTACGGAGATTGTGAGTGAGTATTGCACCGTGGTCATTTAGTCGGATTAAGGCATTCGAGCAGTGCCCGAAGAAGTTCTATCACTTGAAGATAGCAAAGAATTATCGGGAGCCAGAGACCGAGGCGATGCACTACGGTACAGTCGTGCACGAAGCGGCTGAGAAATACATTCGAGATGGCGAGCCTCTACCCAAACAGTTCGAGTACATGGAACCTACACTCAAAGTTCTTTTGAGTATGAAAGGGGAGAAGTTGTGCGAGTACGAGATGGGCTTGACAGAGAACCTAGAACCTTGTGCTTTCGATGCAGAGGACGTATGGTTTAGAGGCATCGCTGACTTGATTATTATCAACCGCGAAAATAAAGTTGCGAAAGTACTTGATTACAAGACCGGAAAGAGTGCAAAGTATGCTGACAAGGGACAGCTTGAATTGATGGCATTAGCCACGTTTAAGCACTTCCCAGAAATCGAAGTAGTGCGGGCAGGACTTCTGTTTGTTGTGGCAAACAAGTTTATTACTGACGAGTACTACAAGAACGAAGAACAGAAATTGTGGCGTAAGTGGTTGTTCGACTACGGTCGAATGGAGAAGGCTTACAAGAACGATGTATGGAACGCACACCCAAGTGGGCTATGCAGAAGACATTGTGTAGTAACCGAATGTCCACATAACGGAGCTAACTAACATGCCATACAAGAACAAACCAAGACCGTACAAGAAAGAGTACCAACAGCAGAAAGAGCGTGGTGAGCACTCAGATCGTATGGAACGCCAACGCGCTAGACGCGCAATGGATAAGACAGGCAAGGATGCCAACAAGAACGGTAAGGCTGACAAGCGTGAAGGCAAAGACGTAGCGCACAAGAAGCCATTAGCCCGTGGCGGCAGTAATAAGGATGGAGTTACTGTACAAAGCCGAAGTAAGAATCGTGCCGCAGGTGGAGCGATGAGTAAACCACCTCGACGCAAAAGGTAGCCGATCCTCCCTCCGTGGCTACGTGCTGACTAGATGCACGTAAAACAATCTAGTAAGCTCAGGGTTGCTAACTCCAAATTCCCATGAAGCCGACCTAGCCCCATCGGTGAGCGAAGCGGGGCCACAAAATTACAATACACGGACACCGGTCTCGTGTGATTTGCTGTATTAAGGAGAACATGTTTTGGATATTATCGACAACAAAGCTCTACTACTACGACTGCGAAACCCGCAGAAAGTAACGACGATTATACCTAAGAGCAAAGAGCTTGCTGATAATAAAGTAATAGTTAATTGGGGGCTAGACGAAGTGCAAGTACTAAGGAATCTGGGGATCAACGCCCCATCACCAATACGCGAGCGGTACAGTTGGTCAGGTAAATACAAACCGTTCGAGCATCAAAAGGACACCGCATCGTTTCTCACACTGAACCAACGTGCATTTTGTTTTAACGAGCAAGGTACAGGCAAGACCGCCAGTGCGATATGGGCGGCAGACTTCTTACTAAACCAAGGTCGGATCAACCGCGTGCTTGTAGTATGTCCACTGTCTATTATGGATTCAGCGTGGCGTAACGACTTGTTTAGCTTTGCTATGCACCGATCAGTTTCGGTGGCGTATGGCTCCGCGAAGAAACGCAAAGAGATAATCGAACAAGGTAGTGAGTTCGTGATAATAAATTATGACGGGCTAGAGATTGTTCGTGACACTGTTGCAGAAGGTGGGTTTGACTTAATCATCGTGGACGAAGCAACACACTACAAAAATCCGCAGACCAAGCGATGGAAAGTACTGAACAGTTTGCTAAAACCAAACACTTGGTTGTGGATGATGACGGGTACCCCTGCCGCACAAAGCCCATTGGATGCGTACGGTCTGGCTAAACTTATTAATCCGAAAGCGGTACCACGGTTCTATTCTGCGTTCAGAGATCAAGTTATGTACAAGGTCACGCAGTTCAGATGGATACCCAAAGAGACTGCAACCGAGACAGTATTCAATGCGTTGCAACCTGCTATTCGATTCACCAAAGATCAGTGCCTAGACTTACCAGAAATGATTTATGTGAAGCGAGAAGTAGAACTTACCAGACAGCAGAAGAAATACTACGAAGACTTACGTAAGCACATGGCGATTGTAGCGGCAGAAGAGCAGATAACCTCAGCCAATGCCGCAGTCAACATGAACAAGCTATTGCAGTTGTCGTCCGGTGCACTCTACACCGATAAAGGAGAGGCAATAGAATTTGATATCAAGCACAGATACAACGTCTTGAAAGAAGTAATAGACGAAAGTAGCCAGAAGGTGCTTATATTTGTTCCGTTCAAACATGTTATAGACGTGCTAGTCGAGAAGCTAACCAAGGACAACATAACGTGTGCCGTCATACGTGGGGACGTACCTGCACCGAAGCGCACCGAGATATTTAAACGGTTCCAAGAACAGGATGATCCAGAAGTGCTCGTGATCCAACCGCAGTCTGCCGCACATGGGGTAACACTAACTGCCGCAAACACCGTCGTGTGGTGGGGGCCGACTTCATCATTGGAGACATACGCACAGGCCAATGCTCGGGTACACAGGTCAGGGCAGACCCACAAGTGTACAGTGGTACAGCTACAAGGTTCGCCTGTAGAGAAACACATTTACAAACTGTTAGACAACAGAATAGACGTTCACACAAAAATGATCGACCTTTACAAAGAAATAATTGACTAAGTTACAAACCGACACTATACTAAAAATCCCGATACACAATCGGAGCGAAAGGAGAACGATATGTCGAATATACCAGTCGATAAACTGACCTCGGTTTATCTAAAGATCAAGGCTCGCAGGAGTGAGCTAGCTGCACAATTCAAGGAAGAAGACTCTGCTCTAGTCGAAAAACAAGAGCGCATCAGAAAAGCGTTACTGAACTACTGCAAAGATAATAACGTGGACAGCGTTAAGACTCCGAACGGTACGTTCTATCGCTCAGCAAAAACTAAGTATTGGACCTCTGATTGGGAAGAGATGCACAAGTTCATTCTTGAGTATCAAGTGCCCGAGCTTTTATCGAAGCAGATCAACCAGTCTAATATGAAACAGTTTTTGGAAGAGAATCCAGACGCGCTACCTAAAGGCTTGAACGTGGATTCTGAATACACAATATCAGTAAGAAAGGCATAGGAGTTACTATGGAAATACAAAGACGTTTTGTACCCATTGAGGATGTCGCAAGATATTTCTCAGTGTCTATCAGTACCATTCGCGCATGGGTGCGGCAGGACAGAATACCATCGGACACCTACATTAAAGTAGGGAACACGTATAGATTCTCTATACCAAAAGTCGAAGATGCGCTACTCTCTGCCGACGCACCTGAAAAGGATGCGGATGATAACGATGAATTGGGTGAAGCACAGTTGGAATTAGATTTTGAATCTGACCTTCCAATAGAAGAAGCAAGTTCAGACGACGATGGGCTACTTGACATTGTCGAAGATGCTTGGACGATAGATCCCACTGAAGATTTAGATTTTGATGAAGATTACTAAGGAGACGACAGATGTCAGAACTTTCTATGTTTAAAGGAAATGCGCTTGCTAACAGTGATTTGTTTAAGTCATTGCAGGGACTAAACGACAACCTTGCGGGGGGCTCAACAGGCGGTGGTACCTCACGTCGAATAAGTCTCAAAGGTGGTAAGTTCCGTGAGATCGTTAACGGTGAGCAAGTTAATGTAAGCAAAGATGAGTCGATGCGTATTGTGATTGTTGATGCGGCACCGATATCACGTACTTATTACGAAGGTGAATACGATCCTACTAAGGTAGTGCCACCAACATGTTGGTCTAAAGATACCCAGAAGCCCGCGCCCGAAGTACCAGAAGAACAGCGCATGGCGACTAAGTGCATGGACTGCCCCATGAATGTCAAAGGCTCTGGACAGGGTAACAGCCGTGCATGTCGTTTCGGACAGCGGTTGGCAGTTGCAGTTGAAGGTAAGCTCGACACGGTGTATCAGTTGCAATTAGCGGCAACAAGTATCTTCGGCGAAGCCAAGAACAAGAAGATGCCAATGCAAGCGTACGCTCGGTTCTTACAGGCGCACAATACTCCCGCCATTGCACTCGTTACAGAGATGTATTTTGATGAGGACTCAGACGCGCCCAAACTGTTCTTCAAACCCGCACGTCCGTTAGACGAAGATGAGTTACAACAGGTAGTTGAACTGCGTGATACTCCCGAGGCTAAAAAAGCTATTGACTTGACTGTTTATCAGACAGATACTGGCAGAACCCCTCAGCAAAGTGCAAGTTTGTTTGAGGAGCCCGTACAGGAGAAGCCAAAAGCACAAGTAGTAGAAGACGATGAAGAAGAGGATATAAAGCCCAAACGCATCGTTAAGAAGTCTGTTACTCCAGAACCCAAGGCTGACGACGATCTGAGTGATCTTGTATCTGAATGGGATGATGAATAAGAAATAACACCTAGCGACTAGGCGTTGCCGAAAAGGGCACTACGGTGCCCCCGTCGCTTTGTCTTTAAAACTGGGGCGCTGTAAATGGACACGAAAGATTTTCTTGACGCAGTACTGGGGGACGACGGCCACTACTGTGTTTTTGCCGCAAAGGATGGCAAGCGAGTACAAAAATTCTATACCACACGCGAAGAAGTTATTGAGGCGGCTACACATTTTGATAGTAAAGGGTACGAAACCTACTTTGCGTTAGCTACATTTTGTGAAGCGGGATCGAGGAAAGCCACTAACATAAAATATCTTAAGAGTTTTTTCTTAGACTTAGACTGTGGCCCAACCAAAGACTACCCAACCAAACGGGACGCACTGATATCACTCAAAGAATTTGTAATCAAGTTAGAGCTACCTAAACCCATAGTTCTTGATTCGGGACGTGGTATTCACGCATATTTCCCACTAACTGAGCAAATACCGTACGTTGACTGGTTACCTGTAGCAGAAGCACTGAAGAGAGCCTGTGCAGATAACGGACTGTTAGCAGACCCTGCGGTGACAGCAGACGGGGCTAGAATACTTCGCGTACCAAACACCCACAACTATAAAGACGCTACACCAAAAGAAGTTAAGGTGTTGACAAAACGTCAACCAGCTACCGGGCTTGACTATTTTGCGTCTCTTGTAAACGAGTTTACTATAAAGCTACCGACTAAGATTCCAGAAGGTGCTAACACCGCAATGGATAACCTGTTGGGTAATATACAGGGAAATTTCAAAAAGATATTAGACCGTACCATAAAAGGTACAGGTTGTGAGCAACTAAAGTATATCCTGCTCAATCAGGAGAACATGCCTGAACCCATGTGGCGAGCAGGATTGTCGATAGCTAAGTTTTGTGCAGACGCTGAGCAAGCCGCTAAAGCCTTATCAAAACGGCACCCAGACTATACGTGGGAAGCTACACAAGAGAAGATGGAGCTAATCAAAGGCCCGTACCTGTGCAGTAGCTTTGACGAATTTAACCCCAATGTATGCAAGAATTGTCCGCACCACGGTAAAATCAAGTCCCCAGTTAGTCTCGGTAAAGAGATACAAGAAGCTACCGAAGAGGACAACATCGTACTTGTGCAAGAGCCCGCCGAAACTGATACGGCAGTAGTTGGTACGACCTACACCATACCATCTTATCCTAAGCCATACTTTAGAGGAAAGGTAGGGGGCGTGTATCGTAGAAGCGTAACAGCAGATGGTGACGTAGACGAGAAGTTAATTTACCACAACGACATTTACGTTTTGAAACGGCTAAAAGATCCAGAACTAGGCGAGTCTGCCGTTATCCGTCTGCACCTACCTAAAGACGGGGTACAAGAGTTTATGATGCCGTTGATGTCTATAACCTCTAGGGAAGAGTTCAGAAGGCAGATGTCAATACAAGGCGTTGTAATTGCTAAGGTTGATGATTTGATGGGGTACATCATGAGTTGGATAACAGAGTTACAGGCCACTACAGTGGCAGAGAGTGCACGTAGACAGTTTGGTTGGTTACCAGACCGAGCGGGCTTTGTTATTGGTGATAAGGAATATACAGCAACTGGGGTAGAGGTTAACCACCCTACGTCTTCCACATCTCAATACTTCAGATCGTTTACGGCAAAGGGAACCCTCGATGGTTGGAAAGAGGCTATGGCGTTCTACAATAGAAAAGGTATGGAACTGCACCAGCTAGTTGTCTGCGCCCAGTTTGGATCGGCACTGGTTGAGTTCATACCGAACGTAAGTGCCGCAGGGTTACATATTTACAGTAAAGACTCAGGGCTCGGTAAGACCACTGCGTTATGGGCAGGGGCGTCAATATGGGGTGATCCTAAGACGGTGGTAGTGCGAAACAACGACACGCAAAACTTTACGTTCAACCGTGCAGAAGTATTCAAAAACATACCGTTATGCGTTGACGAGATTACTAACGTAGAACCTAAGACGCTAGCGGCCTTTGCATACCTTATCACTGGTGGATATCAGAAAGGTCGTATGAGCACGGGTAGGAACGAGGAACGTTTCCGTGGAGAAGAGTGGAGGAACCTTGTAACAAGCACCGGAAACAAAAGCATCATCGAATCCATATCCCTACTGAAAGCGGCTCCCTTAGCGGAAGCACAGCGGATACTTGAGGTGCGAGCGCAGAAGTATGTGTTCGACGACAAGAAGGATGTTAGCGACTTCAACAAAAAGCTATCTTCTAATTTCGGTCATGCAGGTCCGATATTTGTATCCTACATACTACGCAATCAAGACAAAGTGCAGACACTCGTGGACAGCGTAAAGGAAGAAGTAGACAAGATCTGTGGGTTAGATGAGCAAAACAGATTCTGGTCAACCTACATAACCTGCACCATAGCTGGTTGTATATTGGCTAACAAATTAGAACTTATACCTTACGACCATAATAATATTCTTGATTTTTGCAAGGCTATTGTTGCGTATAACCGACAGGCTATGCTCAGTTCAGAGCTAGGTGTAGACCATCTGTTGAACAACTACTTATACGAAAAGTACACAAATGTGCTTATAATCAAAAGCACCGACGATCTACGCAAAGAAACGCACGGTAACGGCCTTGACACATTAGTTATAGCAGACGCTAGTCCTCGTGGCTCGTTTGTTGCACGGTATGAACCTGACGTTGGTAGACTGTATCTACTACCTAAACCACTGAAACATTGGTGTATAAATCAGCAGATAGACTATGGTAGTTTGGTAGATGATCTAATAAAGAACTTAAAAGCAAAGCGTTTAAAGGTGCGGCTAACTAAAGGTACGTCGTTTAACTTGCCACCTACTGACGCTATTGTGGTGGACTACGAGTGGAAAACGCTTGATGCCAGTTCTCAAGATTGATGACATAGCCCCCGACGGGGTACGTATAATAATAGATTGGGATGCCTTTGAGTTGGGGGCGTCAATGTTTATACCTTGTATAGACACCGAAGAAGCAGTGAAGCAACTACGTAAAATTGCATCACGAAAAGGTATAAAATTTAGCTATAAACCAATGATAGTTAACGAAAAATGGGGGGTTCGCATTTGGCGAACCTTGTGATATTCTGTCGGCGACAGTAGCCTGTGCCCCCAGTGCTACTTGTCGTTCTCCCTTGCCCTAGCTTGCTAGGGCTTTTTTATTCAAACCCACTGCCAATATCTTCTAGCTTAGCTCGCAGGTTCGGGGATAACGTCACACCGTTGTACATAGTACGAGAAGTTTTCATGTGCTGAGCTATAGACCGCTGGATTGTGCTCGGTGTAATAGCCGCTGTTGGATGCCTTCTGTTAAACGAGTTTATCTCTACTTGTGCAGCCCTAACACCCTGCGTATCACCAAACCGCAAAGCGACGTAGTATTGGCGTAGTAGCTTAGTACGCTTTTCGTTCACTGTTCGGTCGATACGCTTCAACACTTGGTTGCGCTCTTGGTTCCGAGTGTATTCGGCAGGTGCGAAACCTACAAACTGCGCGGCTAGGTCCCCTAGCGTTAGGTCGTCTAGTATTGGGTCTCCGCGACGAGTATTGATTGCGCCTTCGGTACCATAGCGGTATGTCTTAAAGGCGTTACGGAACGCTGAAGGTAGCATATTCTCTACGCCACGTTGCACTTCCCCGTTTAGGACATCTTGCGTACCGCGTATGAACTGCGAGGTATACCCGTAGAACGGACCGCCCAGTGTGCTGACAATCGTCTTCTCCATAGAAGGGTCGAAGTTGTATCGGTTAGACTGGAGTATCAGATTAGACAAACCAACACGAGCCGCTACGTCCACACCAGTAATCTGATTGAGAAGCCCCTTATACATGCCCTCGCCTAAGTACTCACGAGCCAGAGTCTCTGCATCTTCCTCTTCGTCATCTAAGAACAAGTTAGCAATAAAGGCACCGATGCCGAAAAGGGTTAGCCCCTGCACGCCTGACATAAGTAGTACAGCTAAAGTTGTCCCGACTAACTGACGCTGTGCGATGCGGCGTACTTCTGGGTCAGACTCGGCCATCTTGATAGCTTCAAACGCGGTCTTAATCTGCGTGTAGTACATCTGTATGCCGTAGGTCTTATACATCATAGCAACCCGACCAATATGCTTCTGAGCAATTCTCGGAGCTGTTGCTAGTACGGCACCGCCGTTGGTTTGTTGGGTTTCGTATAGTGCATTGTCTACTGCACGCGCCATCAGCTCTGCTTCAGAGAGATTAGTTTCGCCTTTGGACGCAAGCGGCTTTTCTTTTAGACGGGTAATTTCATTTAAGAAGTTAGACACAAGGCTGACCTGACGGTTATGCCGTTCTACCGTATGGAAGCTAAACGCAGAGTACGCATTGATGCGGTCCCATACATTCTTAGCTTTACCTGACATTTCCGCACCGAGTGTATCGTAGAACATAGATCGGTTAAGTAGCCCACGGTCGCTAGCTTTCTGCACCAAGGGCATCATGGCTTCGACTAATTGACGCTTTGTCATACCGTTATAGAAATCGGCTTTGTCGTCTATGTCGATATCAGTCCGTATGCGGAGTACGCCATTCTCGTCTGCTTGGTAGTAGTTGTCGATAGAAGGCATACCGCGTACTAACTGGGTCTTATCTTTAGCGCCCATGATTGCTACGCGATGATTAAAACCACTGCCATTATATAACTTCATTGCCGCATACATGTTTTGCTGAGCTTGCTTAAAGCTCGTTCTCCCGGCCAGATATGGGAACACAAATAAAGGTAACTGTGACAAGTTAACGATAGCAGAAGATACGTTGAAGCCGATAGTACCTAAGAAAGCTACGCGGTTAGCTAAGCGTGCCGCTCGTGCAAACATATCCGTGGGTGGATTGATAGCAAACTCGCTACGTGCATCCCATTCTTCGATGATTACGTTCGCTGTAGTTGGATCAAGAGTAGTGTTCTTCTTGTTAGCTTCTGCTATAACCTCGGCGCGTAATTCTTCCATAGTAGCGCGTACATCTTTAGAGTACTTGAACTGTACTACCTGCCTACCAAGGTTATACGCCTTTTCTCTAAACGCAAACAAAGCGTTTGACTTGAATCCAAGTACACCTTCCCGTTTTTGTAAGGCTTTAGCAAACGACGTAGCAGGTAGCATCTGCACAAATAAACGCATCGTATCGTCAATGACTTTGTTATCTACTTTGTTGGCTTGCATGATCTGGATAACCTGACCTACAAATGAAGTAGATGGCGCATCGTTAAACTTAGACTTGCTTAAGTCATTTACAGTTTCTATGTTTGTAGCACCTGCGGCTTTCAATGCAGCGATCTGTCTATCTCGTGCCGCTAGGGTTTCAAACGCTTCAAAAGTGTACTCGCCATTAGGGTCGGTGTACTTCAACCAATGGTCGCCTTTACGCACTAGGGGGAAGTACGGTTCGATGCGTTGTTTCGGGAATATGCCGAGGAATACTTTTCGCGCTTGCGGACCAAGATTAGTTTCGATGCTTTCTACCAACTCGTCGTACATAGTTTTGTACGCATCACGCAACTGGGTGTACTGCTCTTGTCCATTCTTACCTAACGCTTTCCAATCTGCTTGCAGACTATCCCACTTATTAGCTTTGTCGTCTTTGTAGTCGGATCTTGGTTTAGATGGATCGACTTCTTCTATGGTGCTATTAGCTACGAGACGGTCAAACGTTTCTGTTTTATCGGGATTGTTTTTACGCCAATCTTCTAACGACTTAGCTGTAGCGTCCAACCTCATGTCAGATCTGTTAGTGGCACCTTCTTGCTCTTCAAATAGCTCGTGCAGTCGGTATGCTTTCTTAGATCCAGTTACTCTAGCAGTCTGATCTGCCGCTGCTTGAGATGGTAGAGAGGCGATTAGAAGTTTTTTACCTAGCGTAGGTACAGTGCCACGGAAGAACTCCGCAGTGTTGTCCATGAACTCACTTTCTTTAACTCGCTTAGTTGCTTTGGCGGCATTGGCGTAGCCTCTGCCCAAGTTGTTCATGAACCCGCCTATGGTACCTTCACTGGATACCATATATAACTCACCAGCATTTCGCAGGTTGGGAGCAGGTGCCATAATCGTCTCGATCATAGCGTTCAAATTGTCATCAGTGAGTTTAGTCTGCGTTTCAGCACCGAACAGTTTTCGGAAGAAGTTGACGATGCTATTAAACGCTTTGCGTAACGCCGATACGTTACCTTCTTTTGGATAGACAAGGCTAAGCTCAGCGCGGAAGTCCGCATTAGTGTAGATCTCGGCTACAAACTCATCTAGTGACTGCGCTCCATAATGTGTAGACAACTGGTCCTTCACATCGTCAAACAGTTTTTGTAGCTGTCTGGTTAGCGGATGCGACTTATTAGCCAACGTCGCAGAAGTTACGGCATGAGTTGCTTCGTGTAGCAGTGTGTGAGCGTTTCCGGCGAGGTCGGAGTTTAGCTTTATCGTGTTGGTTTTCGGATCAAAAAGACCTGCAACCACGTTGCCTGAGCTGTCTTTAAGGTTCTTCTCCACAACAACTTTAGTAGAACCAATCTTATCTGCCAGCTTAGCAGCTGCTTTTCTAACTCTATTACTAACGCCTGTTTTACTGAGTGCATACAAAGCCCCCTGCAAATTACCTTCTTTAAGCATAGCCGACACAGCCGGATGCGTTTGCGTAGTGAGGTCTAGCACTGAGTCTTTGGTGAGCAATTTCTCAATGTTACCGCCTCTGGCTAAGAATGCTTCTACGTCACTTGCTAACGACTCACGCATTTTGTTGCGCTCTGCCGCAGACATTTCAGAAACTTCTTTAGTTTTTGCTGCACCTACTGTGGCTTCTAGCCCAGCGGCTAATTTATCTATGTCGGAAGAACTAGCAGTAAACTCGTTAAGCGCATCTATATTTCGTTTGGCTGCAGCGGTTTCTTTTTCCGCTTTTGTTACTGCTCTATCTTTACGTAATGCGTCGGCAAGCGCTTGTTGTTCCGCAGCTTTGGCGGCTTCTTGCCTTTCTATAGACCGCTGATATGCTTTGTCAGCAAGTTTCTTCTGTGTGACAGCTTCGCGTATTTTGATATCAAGGTTGTTCTGTACAGACGCTGTTAAGTTCTTGTCTATCCACTGCTTGGCTTTCCGTGCGCTAGTAGCACCGGTACCTTCAAAGTGATTATCGACACGAGCGTTGCCGCTTTTAGTGTACCTCTCCATCTTGTTAGCAATGTCAAACGCAATAGCTTGCAGGGCGTCAACAGGACGTTGATAACGTCGAAAGTACATACCCGCTGCAAATTCTGGAGTAACTGCCTTTTTAGTTTCGGCTTTGTACTCCGGTAACGCTTTAATTTTCTTAGTGTCTGACTGCGGTAACGTAATGTTCAACACCGACATATCTAGTGGTCGACCTAATGTCGCATCGTATTTTGGTAGTGATTTTTCAGATACGCGGGTAAACGGTTTCTTTGGAGCCGTGGGCTTAGTCTTTAATGGAGCTGGCTTAGATCCTTTTCGTACAGTAGTAGCTGCAGTGTCAGGCTTACTAGCTCCCAATCCAGTTCGTCCAGTTCCTGCAGGTCGTTTGGCAGGTTGCTGTAGTGTAGTGGCTCCTCTTGCAGGTGCGCTTGGTACACTAGGCTTAGCGCCTTTTCCACTTGCTGCTGACTTAGTTTCGACAGGTTGAACATCTTGGTCTGCCTTTGCAATGAAGTCTTGTATCTTCTGCTTGGTATTAGCTTTAATCCTACTCGTTTTTGCGTAGTTGTCCAGAGCAGTTATTACCTGTTCTCGTTGCGCAGGATCGTTTAGATCCTTACCAATAACTTCTTTGTATACAGGTTTAATCTTAGGGATGCTAAGTTCTCTTAGGTCTTTAGCAGTTACCGACCTACGTTCTGCTTTCGGTGCAGGTTGTCTAGCCACTTCGGGGGTAACTTCGGGGGTAACTTCGGGGGTGGACGGCTTAGTAGTTTTACTACCACGCTCGGGTATTAGCGCTTCCATCTCAGAAAGCTGTGCCGATTCAGGTGTTGTGGGTATTTGTTTGTTTTCTACAAACGCACGCTGCGCATTTACCGCACGTTGGATAGTGGCAGTTTCTTCAGGGGTAGGATCAGTTTTTTGTACCCCGTCCGCCGAAAGTGCTTCCTTGTAGGCTCGAATGACTTTGTTGTAGTTCTGACTCGGAGTGCTCTCTATTACATCCAAAAGAATGTTTCTGCGGCGCTGTTCTGTAGCACGTTGTTGAGCGCTTACTTGCCGTCCTGTAAGAGATTCAATCTCCGATTCCATACGCATAGCTTCGTCTTCAGCTACCATACGTGCTAGTTCGGTTTCGTTTTCTGCCCGTGTTACTAGGTCGAACTGTCTGCTTCTTAACTCTGCGCTATCCCTAGCCGCGGGCATTGCATCTACTGCATCAGGTGCAGTTGGTCCTTGGAACCGCTCTCTATCTCTAAGAAGTTCTACAGGGAATAAGTCAGGTTGCCCGAACGCAGCTTCATCTCCACGTTCTGCAGCGGCAAGTGCTAGTTGTTCTTGGGCAGGGGCGACAGCGGCATCCGCACGGCGTCTGTTTAGTTCTCGTTCTACTCCTGTTATATCGAGGTCGCCCATCTGCGCTTCTTCTCGCGCAACTCGTTGAATAGCTTCTAATCCCTGTGCGAGTTGTTCTTGGCGCTGATCTTCAGCTGCTTTGGCTTCTTGTTCTTGACGTAATCTTTCTTCTCGTAAAGCTTCGGTATTACGCTCTACACCACGTAGAGCTTCTGGGGGCAAAGTGTCGCTAAGGGCGGTTTCACGTAAATTCTCATAATCGCTTTCTGACGCCGCTTGCCCTTCTGGAGTAACGATCATTCTAGGAGCAGGTAATGCAAGTATCTCTTCGGCTTGGTCTTGTGCATCAGCTACTGCGGCATCACGAGGTTTTCCGGGGAGGAACAACCCAAGTAGTGCACCTGCAAACGCCCCTATACCACCTTCTTCGGCGGCACCATCTAATAAAGTTTGATCTGGGTTGTACCCCTGCTCGATAGCATTTTGTAGTACAGCAGCTGTAGCTTCCTGCGCACCTTCAATACCACCTGTTACCGCAGCGTTTCGTACCCTGTCTCTAAACTTATTTACTGTAGCGGGGCCGAGTTTGTTCACCATGTCGGTTAAGACGGGTACGCCTAGTCTAGACACGAATCGACCAAGTGGAAGTATTTCGGTTGTACCAACTAAGGCACCTTTTAGAGCGGCGGCACCACGATCTTCTTCAGATATACCTGCGGCACGAGCACGTTCACTAGCTTCACCAGCACCAGCACCGACGGCCAAAGCACCAGCGGCAGGTAGCGCGGCAGGACCAAGCGCAGCTGTACCCAAGAACGCGCCGAGAGAACCGACACCGCTAGCTAGCTTATAAGAAAGGTCTTCTGCTCTACCACCTTCAGGACGAACGGCTTCAGCGGCACCTTTGATAGCTTCTCTTGCAGCAAGCTCATTTTCTTCGTCAAGTAGTGTTGCGGCACCTAACGCGGCAGACTCAAGAGTCCCTACTGCACCTGCGCCGAGACCGGATAGGATGTTCTCAAGCATACCAACGTCACGGTTAGCCATGAAACGTTCGACATCTTGATCTATCTCTATTTGCTTCTGTACAGCCGCAATTACTTGTGCATCTGTGGCACCTTCTGGGCCTTCTACTTCATAGACCTTGCCATTGGGCCCAGTAACTTCATAGAGTGCCATAGCTACCTCTTAACTTTTTTGTCGTACTTGAAACTGAGAAGTGTCAATTTCTCCTGCGGTGGCACTACCTACTCCACTCTGCTCCCGTAGCATTTTGTCGTAGGCTTCTTTTAACATCAAGTAGTTTGGCATAGACCTAGTAATACGCTCTAGAGCTTGACTTAACTGCATTCTAGCGGCGCGGATCTTTTGCTCGTCAACACCAAAGAAGCCACCTTCTTCAGCCTTAGCAACATCTTCTAACGCACGTTGGTATTCGGGGTCTTGCATGAGCGCGGCTTGTAACTGCTCGTTAGCATCATTGTATAACGTACCTAGCGCTTGTAGTCGTTGTGTGCCAGCTTGCATGTTACGAAGACCGCGTAATCCTTCTGCTGTCTGACGTTCTATTTCGAGTTTAGCTTGTTCAGTGTCCATACCCATAAGTTCTTTATCTACGCCCATGAGCTTTTCAATGCCTGAACGTTGGGCAGCCTCTTGTTGCGCTTGCCTTTTAGCCGCCGCTGCAGTACCACCCGCCATAACAGAACCGAACGAACTACGTCCGCCAGCACCAAGTAGGAAATCTCGAAGGCGCTCTTTACGCATTTTCTCTGGATCTTGTTGTGCTTTAAGCAGCTTCTCGTACTCCGCTTGTCTTTTCTCAAAACTAGCCCGTGGTCCAACCGCCGCGATACCTTGAGGTGCAGTAGTGGGGGTGGGGGTAGGAGTTGATGTTGGGGCCGCAGGTGCAGACGTCGTTGGAGCTTGACTTTCGGGCATCGCCATTCTTTCGGGTATTTGCGACATATCTATTTCTTGCAGGGCACCCTGCGAAACATCCTGTGGAGCTCTTACGCCTTCTTGCACTTCTCTGCGTGTACGCGCTCTTTCTCCATCACCTTCAAATAAGCTCGAAACAGCTTGCATAATCCCATCAGGTTCTGCGTTACCGCGAGTGCCCATACCTCTTTGCCCAGTACGCTGCATAGACGGTTTGCGTTCGGGCATTAATCCAGCTAAGCCGTTGCCTTCTTCTGGACGTGCTGTTTCTTTTGGACCTAACAGACTAGATAAATCTGCAGTATCAATGGTTGGAGCGCGATCAGGAACCCGCATACCTTCTGCAGGGCGTTCGCCCATACCCACTCGTCCAGATTCTCGAATCTCGTTGTTCATTAACTTTTGTTCGATATATCTACGAGCATTGGGGTCATCCCCGTATACTTCCATTAAAGTTTTAGCGTCCGCGCCTTTTCTAATAAGGTCATCAATAATACCTTCTACCGCACCACCTTCGGCGAACGCAACGATGCCACCACCTGCCATTTTCTGCATATTACCTGCGGGTAGCTGGGGTAATCCTTGGTTAGCGGTACGCTGCATGTTCTGCTGTTGGCGCTTAGCGCGTTCTTGCATAATGCCGCTAGTCTGCTGGACCATTTCGTCTTTAGTACGCCCCAACAATTCCGCTTCGCGCTGTTGTTTAACAGTCTGCGGGCTAGTTTGCATTTGCATTTGCATTTCACGAGCAGCCGCATCTTTTTCAGACTTGAGCTTTTGCAGGGCTAGCAGGTCGATAAGTTCTTGATTCTGCTGATACCGTTGCATTAACTGTTGAGGGTTACCTCGATACGCATCGACTTTTTGTTGTATCTGTTGGTCAATTCCACCGATCATTACGCACCACCCCCAAAGATCAATTCATAAAGAGACTGTATACCACCGGCACCAGATAATATGTTAGACAGAGTGCTAGGTTCCGCGTACGTATAAGACTGCGCCTGTAGCGGCATACCCTGAAGAAGTGACTGCATATACTGTACTTGCTTGTACGGGAAGTCTCGTTCTTCTTCAAACTGTTGTCGATCAGCCATAATACCTTCAGACTGTACAGCACGCTCTTGAGCACCGAGATCAGCTTGCCGCTGTAGTGCCTGTAACCCGTACTGGTTTACAAGATCTTGAGCGGCTCGTTGCCTATCTTGCTCTGTATTGAACTGCTGCTGCGCCTGAGTATACGCTTGTTGGTAGCCAGTACCAGTGATGTCCGCAATATTACGTAACATGTTTCGGTTTAGTTCTGACTCCATAATAGCTTGTCGAGAACCACCGTACGCACCTGCTTTTGTCAGCCTTGCAGCATCTTGTACTCTTTGGATTTGCGCTTGGCGCTGTGCTTCTGCTATTTGCGGTTCTAATGCGGCTTGTATGTATGGGCTCATGTACTGCTGAGCTACACCCTGCTGTGTAAACGACTGTGGGGTATACGCGCCCATCTGTTCTGTAGGTACTGCTAACCCTGCTATGCCACTGAACGCCGCTTGTTGAGCGGCAGATTGCCCAGCCGTAAGTGGGCCTGTATAAGCTTGGTAGGGTTGTGAGGCAAGTGCTTGACCTCTACCCAACATTTCAGTTACATAAGGTCCAGCCCAAGAAGAAAGAGACGACTCTGTACCGGTTTGTTTGCCTACTAGCGGGTCTTCAAACGCAGTCGCTGCTGTGGATATTGCATCAGTACTCATAATTCACCTCACGCTGGCGTGTAGCTAGTAGGATTAACTTGTTTACCTTGGGCTTCCGTACCAGTCCGCGCTTTTCGTATTCTGTCCATCATATCATAAAGTTGTTTAGCGCCAGCATTAGAATTACCATTGCCTAAATGACTTACTACGTCTGCTGGTACTACAAATTCGCCATCACTTAATCTTGCTTCCTGCATACCATCAATAGAAGCGGGAACTTTGTCGGCCATACCGTCTGTGGCACCACCTAAATAGTATCCTTTTGGTTGTATAGAAGCTAACCCACCCGCTGCCATCTGCGACACTGTTTGGTTAGTTTGCTGAGCACGTCGCATGGCTTCTTGTTGTGCTAATCGAGCGGCCTGTTGTTGAGCCGCTGCTTGCGCTTGTGCTACTTGGGGGGCGGGACTTTTAGGGCGTTGTGCGTACGTAAGATCACTAAAATATCTTCGCCCTGCTTCGCCGGGTCTTCGACCTTCGTCCGTAGTAGGTACTCGCTCCCTAACTACTTGATACTCAGGTATTTTACCTTGATACCCAGTTGGTCTTTGGTCAGAGTCAAAAAGACCTAATTCGTTTATTAACGCACTTCCACCTAAACTAAGCAAAGCACCCCAGTCGGTATTATCTGCACTAGTACCTAAAAACGAAAGAAGGTCTTCAGTAAGCCCAGATTTGTTGTCTTTAAAGTCAAAATCACTTAGGTAGTCCCAAGCTCTATCTAACCAACTCATACTATTCTCCAAGGAGCTTTAAAAGCTCATCGTTAGCATCAAATACAGTGCCGCCTTTGGCATAACCGCGTTGACTTCCATACGGACTTACAAACATACCTTCTTGCTGCGGCGTAGCAAAGATACTACTAAAATCATACAAGTATCCTATCCTAGCAGGGTCAGGTGTTTCAACTGTAACTTGTCGTCCAGTAATATCTTGTGCGCCAGCTAACAATCCGAAAAGTTCATTTATATTACCAAACTGCCTAGTTTTTTCAGCTTCGGCGGCTAATTGTGCTTGTGTTTGCTGGTTTAGTCCTAAAACAAAGTCATACAGTCCGGTGGGTTGAAACTGTTGAGCTTGCGATAAATCGACCTGCTCGCCCTGAAAAGACTGCTGTAAAGCGGTTAGGTCATTTACATCTATGATGCCATCGTTATTAACATCGTACCCCAGTTGCTGCGGGGTGTATTGCATTAATTCGCCAAGCGCTTCTTGCTGGGCAATGATATCTGCAACGAAGTCTATATCGACTTGTGTTACTTGCGACGGCGGCTTACCAATAAGTTGAGATACCGCATCTAGTTCGGTAGAGAGTCTTTGTTCAGTAGACGCAACTTGGTCTATTATGGTCTGTTCTGTTACACCTAACTGCGTAGCTAGATCAGATATTGCTAGTTGTGTGGCTTCAGAACGCGCTATGCCAGCGGCTTCATACTCTTGAATTAACGCGTTTAGCGTATCTACACTTTCTTGGCTGGCAACGTTTTTAAGTTCTTCTTGGATGTTGTTAACTGCACTTACAACATCATTTACCGTAACCCCAAGTTGATCTAACGCAAACTGGTTATTGTTTATGGCGTTAGCCACTTCCTCGAAAGATTGATTAGTCTCCGATGCAAGATCCTGAATGGCTTGCTGTAACGCTTGGTCTCGATTAAACCCTTGCTGCTCGTACTGAGTGACCAGTGTTTGCAGTCTGTCTATTTGGTCTCTGGTCGCTACGTCTTGAAGTTGCTCTTGTATATTAGTAACTGCGGTATTTAGCTGATTTACATCAACTCCTAGTTGACTAATAGCGTCTTGGTTTTGGCCTATTCCAGCGGCCAACTGTTCTACGCTTACGCCGAGTTCTGTAGATAGCTGCTGTAGCGCTTGTTGTAGCGCTTGATCGCGACTAAGTCCCTGTTGTTCGTACTGAGTAACCAACGCTTGTAAGCGATCTACACTTTCTTGAGTCGCTACGTCTTGTAGTTGCTCTTGTATATTGGTGACAGCATCGTTTAGCTGATTTACGTCAAGCCCTAATTGACTAATGGCATCTTGGTTTTGACTTATTCCAGACGCTAGCTGTTCTACGCTTACGCCGAGTTCGGTAGATAGCTGCTGCAGTGCTTGTTGTAGTGACTCGTCTCGACTAAGTCCCTGTTGCTCGTACTGAGTAACCAACTCTTGTAAACGGTCTACGCTTTCTTGAGTCGCTACGTTAGATAACTGCTCTTGTATACTAGTGACAGCATTATTAAGCTGATTTACGTCAAGTCCAAGTTGGCTAATAGCGTCTTGGTTCCGGCCTAACGCACGGGCTAGCTGATCTACGCTTACATCTAGGTCTCTAGACAGATCTTGTAGCGCGCGTTGTAACGCTTGGTCTCGGGTTAGTCCCTGAGACTGATACTCTGCTATTAGACCTTCAAGCGTATCGACACTTTCTTGACTAGCTACATTAGATAATTGGTCTTGGATGCCCGATACTGCAGAATTTAGGTCGTTTATACTTAGACCAAACTCGTTTAATGCAGCTTGATTTGCCCCTATTGCCGCCTGAATCTGCTCTACTGATTGTCCAGTTTGGGCAGATAGATCTTGTATAGCTCGTTGTAGAGCTTGGTCTCGGCTAAGTCCTTGCTGTTCATATTGACTTATAAGGTTAGATAAAGCTTCTACTTGGTCTCTAGTAGCTACGTTAGATAGTTGGTTTTGAATGTTAGTAACAGCTTGATTAAGCTGACTTATATCCACACCTAGCTGATTAATCGCATCTCGATTTTGGCTTATACCATTACTTAGCTGCGCTACACTTACACCCAGTTCGCTAGATAATTGTTGCAGTGCTTGCTGAAGTGCTTGGTTAGCGTCTAAACCTTGATTCTGATACTGCGTTATTAGAGCTTCTAAACGATCTACGCTTTCTTGACTAGCCAAGTCAGAGAATTGATTTTGAATGTTATTAACAGCCTGAGTAAGCTGACCTATATCTATACCTAGCTGATTAATAGCGTCTCTATTTCCAGCGATGGCCGCAAGAACACTTTCTGGAGACTGTCCGGTCTGTACGGATATGTCCGCTATTGCACGCTGCAAGGCTTCAAACTGACTCATGTTCTGAGCTTGGTACTGCTCCATGAGTGCTTGTAGATTATCCACCTGTTGGCGAGTAGCTAGGTCGCCTATTTGCCCTTGGATAGTTGTAACCGCGCCGTTCAGCTCATTTATACTTACGCCAATATCACCTATAGCGTCTCGGTTTTGGTTTATAGCAGCGGCTAACTCGTCTACACCAACACCAAGTTGAACGGACAAGTCTTTAATTGCTTTCTGAATAGCCTCATCACGCCCCATCCCTGCGGCTTCATTGGCATCAACTTTTGCGGAAAGTGAATCTACACTAGATTGAGACGCAAGATTGTTTATTAGTCCTAGTATTTGGTCTCTAAATGCCGTTAGCGTAGACTGTTTAGCAACATCAGTTAGCGAATCTAATATCTGATCTACAGTGCCTTGGACCCTATCTACTGATTCTTGGGAGGCGACATCTGCTAGCAGTCCAATAATTTCAACACGTAAGTTATTTACGTCTTCTGTAGTCGCGCCATTCTCAACTAGCTGGTTTAGCAGGTTAGTTAGATCAATACCCGTTTGAGGATCAGGATCTTGGCCAGTATTAGGATCGGGATCTTGGCCAGTGTCGTCTCCTTCATCATCAGGTGCAACATAATCTGGTGGTTGTGTGTCTACCCCAGTGTAGTTTCGGTATATGTCTAAGAAACCGTTTGCAGAATTGTCGTCTCCGTTGTCTACCGCTCTTTGGTACAGACTCCATAGCGTATTAGCGACACCTCTAGCGGCATCGTCTGCACGGTCGAACCACGACTCTTCTTGGTCAGTACCTTGGTCCACGTTAGGATCAGTTTGTGTACCGTCTGTATTAGTTATGGTGTTGTCGTCTGGGCTATATGTAGTGCCGTCGTTGTACTCTACGTTACCATCTGTATCGACAGTGCCTTCGCCGAATTCACCGGTACGTAAATTATACGTAGTACCATCTTTGTAGTAGACAATACCATTATCGTAATCAATGTGAGCGATTGTAGCCGCATCGGGGTTATTGGTATCAGGTAGTAGATTTTGTATCTCCGTACCAATATCGGTGTCGTCGCCTCTACCTATTAGGTTAGTGATTTGGGTTTCAGTCAATGTAACGCCAGCAGCTTCTGCAGCGGCTAGCACTTCTTCCCGACTTTTATATAAGGGGTTTGCGTAATCTAGCACCGCTTGTTGGGCATTACTTCCGTCGTATGCGCCATTTAAAATATTAAGCAGGTCTTCGTAAGTGGGCTCGAACCCTTCTAAGCTAGAGAAAGCATCTGTTACGTCGTCTAACTGACCTTCTGTGTAGCCTATACGTAGAACGTCTTCAAATTGCTCTGGGGTAGGGGTACCATCATACTTAGAAAAAACATCTCTTAACTCATCTGTGCTTGTGTACCCTGCGTCGTTTACTTCATTCATAACGTTAAAGTAAACGATATCTCTAGCCGCACCCTGCATGTCACCCAGTATGGTATCCATTTCGGCAGCGAGTTGAGCAGAAGCGATTGCCATGCCCCTATCTGATAAAGTCTGCTTTGCTCTACCGATTATGTCGGCTATGGTTCTGTTAGCGCCCGTTAAAGTGCCCGTAATAACGCTAGCAACATCTGAGGTTAGAATCGAAGTTCCTGCTACAGCCCCACCAGCCAAACCACCTATAAAGGCAGAGGCCCACGCTTCCCCGCTAGAAAACTCTTTATTTGGGTCGAGTTCAGCAAGTAGGAGTTGTTGGTATATGTTGGTACCACCTTCTTCTATAAACTCGCTTAAGCTCTCCACACCCATTATTTGGAAGATGTCACTAAACTCTTGACCTATCTTGTTTCTACCAAGTACTCGCTCGAATACTTCGTTACCAAATACTGCTTCTGATACACCCGCCGCTATAGTGAACATAACCCCCGCTCTAAGAGCGTATTCTTGGGCTACGGTATCTGCTATATCTGCAGCTTGCGCTTCTATTTCGGCATCGGTAAGTTGTGGGTTGCGGTTTTTTATTTCTATAAGTTGTTTTTGGAATACAATTTCATACGCTTGATCGTACGTATCTTCTGCGCCACCAGCAAACGCCTCTACAACACTAAATCCTTTATCTGCGGCGCGAAGTACGTAGTCTGGACCTAACAACTTTTCTAAACCGTCGTTTACAACTCCAGCTAGTTCACTAGCTCTATCAGCTAATTTAAATTTACCCGGACCTAGTACTGTACCAAATACTTTTTTAAGCACTTTGCCAGTACCTGCCGAAACTACGTCTATGGCTTTTGTAGCGAACGCTTGCAGTGCTTCCTCACCTAGTTCTCCAGCTACAACACTATAGAAGAACTCTCTTGGTGCGCTCTCTAAGTTACCGAATATTGCTTTAGCAATTTCTTTTGGATCATTAGTTTGTACCGCTGCAGAAAGTCTAGCCCCCATAGCATCACTAACAGCTTTAAAATCTTCTGGGGTTTTTGCATCGGCTAGATCAATTAGGTTTTGCCCAAAAGTCCCCAACGCACTGTCAGAATCGTACTCTCCAACCAATATACTTAGAGTATTAAACCATCTAGCTAACGAACCACCAGCCGCAGTCATAGTAGTAGCTGCCAAAAGAAGGTCTTCGTTACCTGTTTCGGCGGCTTTTGTTAGCAGTTTTTCTACGGATTCAAGACTTCCTACGTCTTTAAACTTAGCTTTAAGGTCGTTGGCAAACTTGTCAAAGTTACCCTCTATGTATGCCCGCAAAACGTTGGTTTCTATTGGGTTACCATCTTCATCGTATATAGTCGCGGTGCCCGGCAATATTGAATAAATGCCCGCAGCGATAGTTCCCCAAGCACCTAGAGCTTCAGGGTCTTCTGATAGGATTTCAATGTCTGGTAAGTTCGCATTAGGGTCAGTAACGTTGTTTTCGTCTGGTTTGTAGTTGTACCACTGATTTTTAAACTCGTCCCAGAACTGTGCGCCCGTTATGGTTGCGGTGCCAGACGCAGCGCCAGACCCACTAAGCGTCCATGAGGTTAATACTTCCTCTGTAAGTTCATCGGCGGGGGTACCAGCAAACGCATTACCTACGAATACAGTGCCCGGCTCACATGGTGGGGCAAAACAAAATGTACCTGTTGCACCGCCAGATCCACCAGACCCAGTTACAGTATCAAACAAAGCTTTTAGCGAAGCAGTTGCGCTGCCAGCCATAGCTCCTGCGGAAGGACCGGCGTTGCCAAGAGTTAAATTTATATCAAACCCATCGGGTATGTTTAAGTATCCTTTTAGTGAGTCAAGCGTAGCCTTAACGATGTTGCTATCAGCTAAAAACTCGCCGCCACCGGTAAATACAGCGGCCTGTAATGCGGCTTCTAAATCTCCACCTTGAGCAGCGGTAATAAGTGCGGCGGCAGTAGCATTAGCGGCTATAGACGCAGCGGAGCCAGCTTCTGCGGTAGTTCTAGCCACTCCTGATATTGTAGATCCGGGAATAGGGGCACCACCAGACAGCCCCGCGTTCATAAACACTTGTCCTAATACTTGCCCCAACCCAACCGTAGCCGCAGTAATAAGTACGGTTTGAGCGATAGATGGCATAATGTCGCGGAGGTTAGGGTCTTTTACCTCCAGAGTACGCATTTCCTGACCCAAGATAGGGTCAAATATATACGTAGAGCCGTCACCCGTTTGACGGTATAGATCTACACCATACGCTGTGTAAACAGCGGCGGCCATTGGGTCGTGTGTGTATGTGTACTCAACAGCATCGGCGTACTCTAACCCCTGTGTCATCATCACATAAGGCACTGACATCTCTAGGATTGGCTTGATTATGGACTGGAATTGCTTAAACTCTTCCTCGCCCATGTCGCCGTATTTGCTGATATTGGTGTAGTTAGCACCTGTAGTGTCGCCTAACGTTATATCGGTACCGTAGTATTCAGACAACGCGGCTTCAGGACCAGCACCACTAAGTAGCGTCCAATATGCTTCGGATACAGTCTCCGACGTTATAATATCTTCAGAGTTTTGGTACTCATCGTAAATCGACAAATACTCAGGTAAGTCTGCAAGAGTACGGATATCCTCAAAGGATTTTAAATTCTGAACCGCCCATGTTATTGGGGACGGATCTTGGAAACCTTGATAATTAGGATCGGTAAAGTATATCGTCTCGTTAAACGCATCATCACGTTTATCTACGTCTTTGGGGATGTCCATACCACCGGACAGTAAGTTCTGCCAACGGTCAAAGTACTCTGCTATTTGTGGTGCACGTTCACCAAACCTCGTAGCGTATACTTGGTTGGATACTTGAGTATTTGCGTCGGCTTGTTCACCAGCGGTGTACGTAGAAGTTTTAGTGTTATATGTAGACCCGTCACTAAACTCTACAATTCCTGTTTCGGCGTCGTAGTTTACAAGCGATATAGTAGGCTCCGGCAAGTTGTATCCGGGCAAATCACCAATATCTATAGGTCCGATATTAAAATCCATTACAAATTACTCACAAAAGATACAGCCAATACAGCAGATGGGACGCCGGGGTGTGGGCTCGTAGCCGCTTCAGTATGTAAACTAGCGCTAGTGTTGCTCGTTGCCCAATACATCTCGATATAGTCTCCAGCTACAAGGTCAATACTAAAGTTCCAATGTATAGTTCGGTCTGCGTTACCTTTGATAGACTGTTTTTGCCCGCCGTAAGGTACATCAGTGCCGGACTTATTAATCCACGTCCAGATAGTAACATCAGATGAGTTTGTGTGCTGTATTCCCAAAGTTAGTTGGAAGTTATACATGCCGTCAGCACTTACGGTCACACGAGTACTATCTGCGCCTTCTATAGAGACTCCGTTACCAATATAGGTGTTCTCTAATTCTATAGGATACCCTGTGCTAGTTGCCGCAGCGGTCTGATTAGTTGTACTGTAAAGCAACGCACGGGGGAAGTATAGGAACCTACCTCCATCATCCGTGGACAAAACCGCCCTTAGTAGCGATGTAAGACGATTAAAAAACAGACGTAAGATGTTGTTCTGCTGGTCGTGATACGGTCTGCTGTACGTGTTTGTCGCCAGCGGCAGGGCAGGGGGTTCGACTTTTTCTATCTCGTTAGCCATTATCGTCTGCCATCAGGTCGCATATCGACTCGGGTCGAACCTAACTGCCATTTAACTCCTTCTCCACTAGATTCTACTTTGATAGCCAATTGTCTACCACGCACTCGAACAAACACTTGCCCAGTATACTCTTGAATAGGTACAGTCGCTGATCGCGTTACTGTAGCGGTGTTCGTGCCGCCTTCTGACGCAGGGTTTTGATACCCAGAACCTGAATTCTTTAACGGTAGCAGTGTCATATCCACACTTGGAGCGGTGGCAGTGGAGCCTTCAAATGACACATCTGGCAGTATCCTATGGATAAAGGCGAAATTGTGACCATCTTCTAAGTCAAATTCTGCCGATGTTATATACGCTGTAATAGGTAGTGGAGTCTCTGTTGTGTTGTCGTCAACACCGTTTTCGTGCTCCACTAAGTTGCTTGAGTAAGTAGCCGCGATGGGGTAATCGTTTAGACCTGTGTCAATCCACGCGGTGCGCCCTAGCGTGCCGTAGTACCATATATTTTCTAGATAGTTAAATACGACGTACCGATCTACTTGTGACGCTCCACTAGAGCAGTAAAACCACCATATTTCATGAAAGCCTTCGTTTGTACCCGCGAATACCTGTTCGTACTGATTACGGTTTATATTACCAAATACGAATTTACGTACATCACAAGGCAAAGGCTGCACACGACCGTCATAAGCATAGAACTTATCTTTACCCATCCAGTACGCAATACCATTAGCATACGCAACGCATTTAGTAGAGGCTATAGACATGTTACTGCCAAGCAACTGTGACGACCATACGATATCAGGACCAACGTACTGCAGTGAGTACATGGACGAGTTAGTCCAAACTAGAATTTCCTGACGGGCTTGTATGGCGGTTACAATTTCCGCGCCAGCCGATAGTCGCAAACTACCTGCTTGGTTCGTCGCTGCTGGGGTCCAGTTTGTCGCGTCTTCTTGATCTGACCATCTAATTAGCATGGGATCAATTTCGGTACCGCCGATGGCAACACTGCCGAAACAAAACACAAATCGGTTAGTATCCGACACAAGAATCTGGTTCTGCCCAGACGGTACATTAGACGCACCGCTTAAAGAAGATAGTAATACGCCCCTAGTAGACACCCCACCGGAAGCTGTCCAGTAGTAGATCGGACCACCACGGAACCCAAATACTAAGTCCTCGCCGAAGTTACTTTGAGTCCATAAACGCAACTTTTCTTCACCTACTGCACCCGTACCCCAGACCCCTGATCCCCAAGTAGATGCGCCCCAACCTGTAATCGGAACGGTAATTTCTGGACCTGTACTGATCTGGTACTCAGCGGTAACGGTCCCACCGCCCGTAGCCGTAGAACTTGCATTAGTACCTGCATCTATTGTGTATGTAGACCCGACGACTGACAGTATTAAATACTCGCCGTCTACAGTAAGCCCACCTACCGCAGTGGCACCGCTAAACGTAACGTAGTCGTCCACCGTGTAACCACCTGCGGCATCGGTAACTGTAACTATAGAAGAGCCTGAAGTAGTTGCGAACGGGTCGGTCAGTGTTTCTGTAGCTCTGAGTGGCGTTATGTCGTAGTAACTACCACCACGAGACACGTACATTTTGACGTTAGTACCCACGGCAAGCAGTTGTTGCCCACCTAGAGTTACCCAACGTAGCAGTGAACGACACACACCCAAGAAGAAACTAGTAGATACACGCGTCCACCCACCGATCTTTTCCGGCGAACCTTGGCGAAATCGTATTTTATCCGAGTCGTACCAGCCGCCTTCGTTTGTGTAGCGGGTATTTTCCCTGTTTACGCCGGGTTTTAGCACTAACTTCTTTAACGGCATATTAATCCTTCATCTAACAAAAGTTAGTTTAACCGCATTATGTAACATCTTTTACGTAGAGGCTACCACAGTTGTCAAGTTTTTTCCGCTACTAATTCGTGTTCAGCAGGGTCGAAACTCGTACCCTTCTTCCTATTATCTTTTGAAGTCATAATTTGGAGGTTAGCTGCTGTATGCAGTCCGCATACGTCTTTGTGAGCTAGGGGTATGATGTGGTCTACGCAGTGTTCGATGCCCGTCTCAAGGGTTAGGCGTCTGGCTTTTATATACATCTCTGCAACGACAATCTTGTCTTTTTCGCATTGTATTGTCGCTTGAGCTAAACGCCGCTTGCGTAGCTTCCTAAACTTGCGAGCTTTGTAGGGGTTTAGTTCCCTACGTTTTCTGGCTTTTTCGGTACGCTTGTTTTTAACTTCTTCTGTGCAGTACGATTCCCAGTACTTTCTATAGTTCTCTTTATCGCGCTTTTTGTTTCTTAGAGCCATACAAGCTACGCATAAACGGCTTCCTATATACCGCTCATCTACGTGCCCATATTTGCAGGGTTTCCCAGTAAAGTATCTATTAAGTCCTATTTTTAACGCTTCTTCGCGGGAGATAACAAGTTTGCCCATCTTCCCGCTCCGACATTATTGGGTCTTGCCCGTACGGATCATCTCAGTAATCCGTTTTGACCTCTGTGCCCCAACGTCCTCCCTCGCCCACTTACTATCTAGAAACTCGTCAGCTGCTTTTTCGTATAGTCCTTCTGCCATCGCTGCCAATGCTTTACGGAAAGTTAATAGGCCGGGCAGACCCATGTTAAAGCACAGATCCACCAACGCATACTGGCGCACGGTGTCTAAGTCAGAAAACCAAGAAAAGCAGTTAAGCTCTTGATAGCAAAGCTCTATATCGTTGCGAAGCATGTATTCTGCCTCGTCGTTTGATATACCTCGGTCTTCTATGTTTCTACCATACCCTATAGACAGCTTCCCTGCTGTGCACGTATATGGCTTGAGCCGAAGTCCTTCATGCTCTTTAATCATGTCAATTAGATACTGCACGACACCACCCTACTGTTTTACACGTTTGCTCAAAAATCCTTCTACCGCCCCACCACCGAAGTAGAAGAACACGATAGTTAGCATGATTTCACCGATGTAAAAATCCCCTAACACTTGTTTGACGGCTGGAATATCGCCCTTTCCTAGCAATGTCATTACTAGTACTAACACAAAACACGTTAAAAACGTAACCGTAAACATGACAGCAAGGTACCGCTGTGCGATCTTAAATGGCGCGTACGCCTCTAATAGATTGATTTTAGCTTGGTTCTTAGCAACGATTTCTTCTTCTTTGGACGTATGCAACGAGTCTATCAGGTCTATGCCTGACTTAATGACTTCGCCCGAACCGAATATCTTTGCAAGAATGCCCATCACTTATCGGACTCTTCTTCCTGCATTATCTTTAGTATTTGTCTGATATCTTGGCGCTGTTCTTCGACCATTCGTAGGATATGTTTTTGGTCTGAGTTAAGTACCGCTGTGTCTTTTTGTATATCGGAAATAGATGCTTGCATATCAGCTTGCTTGGACTGGAGCTGTTTTATCTGCTGCTCCGCTAATTCTTGTCCGTTAGCAAGTGTCGCGTAAGCTATACCACCCGCAAATATTAAAGCGCCACTAGTTGTTAGCACCTCAGCAGAAATTATCTTGTTCCAATCGACAGCCATGACGTCACCTACTTCTCACTCAACGGTTGGGTGGTTATGAATCTTAGTATAACTATAGCGCTTGCAATCCCACAACCAATAATAGCTTGAACAGCGGGGTTAGCGGGTATGAACCCTACAAAGCCCTGAAGCACAGATAAGCACGCTAAAGCGACACCAAACTGTACTGTACGAGACTTAAGAGCTTGTTTTACTTGGTTCATTACGCGTTCTCCAATGCTTCGAGGCGAGTAGTTAGTTCCTGCACAGCTGCAACCAATAGTGGCACTAACTTACCTTGGTCAATACCTTGATATATTGGATTACCTTCGGCGTCAACTGCGTCTTTTTCGCCGTCTACTGCTTCCGGTACAACAAGCTGTACTTCGTGCGCTAGGAACCCATCAAAAGTTTGTGCTGGGTTTGATATAAAGTTAAATCGGTGCGTAGGCAGTTGTTTTAGTCTGTTAACTGCATCCGTAAGTGGTACGACATTTTCTTTAAGGCGGTAGTCTGAACTCGTAGCATACGTTACACCACTGACGTTACAGGTTATTTTACCTTGTTGCCCATTACCATTAGAGAAACTAATCGCGTCGTAGTTAGTCCCAGTTAGAGACATTCTATGTTCTTGGCGAGCAGCATTGTTCACAATACGTAAATAGTTAGTAGTTGCATCGCCATAGTATGTGTAGAAATAGAACGTATCCCAACCACCTGTGTCGTTGTTAGCTGCACAAAACCCGCCAGTATTAGCGCTTCTACGATACATACCAACATCGGCATCAGCTGAAAACGCAATGGAAGGCGCGGTGTCTGATCCGTCCGCAAACTTAGCTACACCAGTAAATGTGGGGTTTGTTGTAGAGGCTTTTGCGTTTAACTGAGTCTGAATAGCACTTGTAACGCCATCTACGTAGTTAAGTTCAGTAGATGTAGCAGTTACGCCAAGATCTGCCAAACTACCTACTTTGCTGTTTAGTTGAGTCTGGATGTTACTAGTGACGCCATCTACATAATTAATTTCTGCAGTGGTCGCCGTTACCCCATCCATTTTGTTAAGTTCAGCGGCAGTAGCGGTAACACCAAGATCGGCTAAACTTCCTACTTTACTATTTAACTGGGTTTGAATTGCACTTGTCACACCATCTACATAGTTAAGTTCAGTAGATGTAGCAGTTACGCCAAGATCTCCCAGACTACCCACTTTGTTGTTTAACTGAGTCTGGATGTTACTAGTGACGCCATCTACATAATTAAGTTCAACAGCGGTAGCGGTTACACCTAGATCAGCTAAACTCCCTACCTTGCTATTTAACTGAGTCTGGATGTTACTTGTTACCCCATCTACATAATTAAGTTCGGTAGATGTAGCAGTTACGCCGTCCATTTTGTTGAGTTCAGCGGCAGTAGCGGTAACACCAAGATCAGCGAGTGTATCGGGTTTAGCATTAAGTTGCGTTTGAATCGAACTTGTTACACCATCTACGTAGTTAAGTTCAGTTGTTGATGCAAGTAACCCATCTAGCTTATTTATCTCTATGGCTGTAGCGGTAATACCTAAATCAGCTAAACTTCCTACTTTATTGTTGATCTGAGTCTGAATTGCGCTGGTGACGCCATCTACATAGTTAAGTTCTGTAGCGGAAGCTGTTATACCTAGATCGCCTAAGTTACCCACTTTAGCGTTTATCTGACCTTGTATCCCACTGGTAACGCCACTTAGATAGTTTATTTCTACGGTTGACGCTATGGCACCATCTAGTTTGTTTAATTCAGCTGCGGTAGCCGATACACCCAAATCGCCAAGACTGTCTGGTTTAGCGTTGATCTGAGTTTGGATGTTACTTGAAGTTCCACTTAGATAGTTTATTTCTACCGTAGATACAGTAACACCATCCAGTTTATTCAATTCTGTAGCAGAAGACGTTACGCCAAGATCAGCCAAAGAGCCTACTTTGTTGTTTATCTGCGATTGGATGTTACCGGAAGTGCCTGTTAGATAGTTAAGTTCTACCGTAGATATTAACGCACCATCTAGCTTGTTAAGTTCGGCAGCAGTTGAGGTAACACCCATGTCGGTAAGGCCACCGACTTTACTATCTAACTGAGTCTGAATTGCGCTTGTTACACCATCAACATAATTAAGTTCAGTTGTAGTAGCGAGCAGACCATCTAGCCTGTTAATCTCTGTAGCAGTAGCAGTGATTCCAAGATCGCTTAAACTTCCCACTTTGGCGTTCAATTGCGTTTGAACGTTACTTGTCACACCATCTACAAAGTTGAGCTCAGCGGTAGTAGCAGTTATACCGGTTAAGCGATTAAGCTCCGCAGTATTCGCGGTAATACCATCTAAAACGTTAAGCTCAGTAGCTGTAGCTGTTACACCAAGATCGGATAGCGAATTCGGCTTCGCGTCAATCTGAGTCTGAATCGCGCTTGTAACACCGTCTACATAGTTAAGCTCGGTGGTAGTGGTAGTTAGTCCGTCTAACTTGTTTATCTCAGCGGCGGTAGCGGTCACGCCCGTTAAGATGTTTAGTTCCGCTGTAGATGACGTTATACCATCAAGCGTATTTAATTCCGTAGCGGTAGCCGTAACACCGTCTAAAATGTTTAATTCTGCGGTGGTAGCTGTGACACCATCTAAGATATTCAGTTCTGCAGTGGTTACTGTGGCCCCGTCTAAGATGTTAATTTCTGCAGCGGATGCCGTGACATCGAGTTCAGATAGTGTAGCCTTAGTAGACAGTACGTCCGTACCATCGCAGAATAAAACCTGAGTGTCAGTATTAGCTAACGTTACGCCTGAGCCGCCAGAGGTTTTTACTGTAACGGGCTGTCCTGTCGTGTTTCTTACAATATATATCTTACTGGCAGCGGGGCAAATTAACTGCCCTGTACCTGTCAACGCCGTACCTGTATCAGTTAGAACAAGTATTGCCGCTCTAGATTCGGCAGTGGTACCATTTGCGGTAGTGAGCGTATGGGTGTTTGTTGTCCACGTGTCTATCGTAGCAAGTCCCGCAACAGCCTCTTCTACCATTGAGGTAATATTGTTATTTACGATATCGCCCCATGTACCGTCCAGTTCGCCTTCGGTAGGTAGCGCTAGCTTCAGTATAGATGTATATTGTGTTGCCATTTACTTAACCTCACGCGGCTATGTCAGTCCATTCAGGATCTTGCGTGTCAAGTATATCCTGCCAATCTGAGCTTGGGAACCCACTGACGTCTTGCCAATTAGATGTTTGTGTATCGTCTACGTCCTGCCATGCAGGTGTTTGAGCGTCGTCTACAACTTGGTAATTGGGGTTTTGAGTATCATCTATGTCTCCCCAAACAAGAACTGAGTTTAGAAGCGCTGTTGCCTGTACGCCAATGGCGTATATATTTGCACCGCCTGTGGCTTCGACTAAACCTAATTGAACAGCGGCTTGTACTCCAGCTGGGAACACACTAACGCCCAGTGATACACTTACTGTACCTAACTGTGTAGCTGCCTGTACCCCAGTAAGGGAGATGTTTGCGTCACCTATTACTGATACTGTACCAAGTTGAGCTGTAGCCTGTAGTCCAGTTATTAGAGAGTTAGCACCGCCTGTGGCTTCGACTGAACCGAGTTGGGTATCGCCTTGTACCCCAGTAAGTTGTGTATTTGCGGTTCCAATTACCGAAGTAGTTCCGACCTGCCCCGAAGCTTGTACCCCAGTAACCGCAGCGTCTATGTCAACTGTTACTTGTACTGAGCCAATTTGCCCAGTCGCTTGGATACCAGTTACTGATATATTGGGACTTAACGATACAGCTACATCGCCAACTTGCCCGGTACTTTGCACACCAGTAACAGAAGTATTAGCCGCAGTTGTGGCTTGGACTGTACCAACTTGCCCATTAGCCTGTACCCCTACGGGGTATACTTTAGTTATACCTAATGCGGAAGCTGTCCCTACTTCACCGGTGCCTACAACGCCGGTTAGAGTTACCTCTGCACTCGCAATATCGCCGAACGAGAACGGCCTTGTACTATACGGTGCAGAGGAAAACATGGGTTATCTACCCTTCATCAGTTTGTTCCGATAGAGATTGCATCATAGCATCGGAAAACATCTTTTTAGCAGCGGTCAACTGATCCGCTTGGAATCGCAAATTATTTAGTTGTACTTCGATATTCTGAAGTTGCGCAACTAAGTACTTTTGCTCGTCGTTTAAATCTTCTTCTTTGTACTCTTTACCGTCAATAGTAATCATAAAATACCTATATTAAGCTGCTGGATCTGGGTCTGGTGTAGGTTCAGGTGCCCAAGGTAACGGGGGTTCGTGTATGGCTTTAGCATCAATTTGCTTTTGGATCATACTGTTCACATGCTCTTCATAAGAGTCAACTACAACTGCTTGTATCCAACCGAGCACAGTTTCTTCTGTAAGTTGGTCGAACGGCACAAATTCACCTGCGGGTACATTGTCCGCTGTAAATGGAGTAGCCCCCGAAAAGGAGCCTTCGTTGCCTTGGTCGTCAACACCAATCTTCTTCCAATAGGTCTGCACTACCGCGTTAGGCAGCGTTTCCCCTTGCTCGTTTACTTCGTCTTTAGTTTTAAGTCCAGTGACTTGCCATGTATATTGCATATTTTTCTCCTTCAGAGATTATGCCAGTTGTGGTCGTGTGTCTGGAAACTGATCCGTGCCCGGCCAGTCTCTTAGTTCTTGCCTGTATGCTGTTAGCGCTTCCTTTTGAGGGTAATCAGGGAGAAGCATTATTGAGTCTGTTCTCTTCAGCTCTGCGTCTCTCCACTCCCTAGCCTGATCTTCAATCTGCGCTTGAGTATATGCAAATTCTCCTGTTGATGGGTCGTATGTTTTCCCCAAAACTGATACATCATACTCTGAGTAAAGCATTTCTCCATATTGTAGCGCGTAGCCATCTGTAACCTGCTTCAGCGAAACGCATACGTTTTGATCGTCTAATTCTATTATATTAAGCAAACTCAACTACCTCCCATGCTACATATGTTGTATTAACTCCATCGTACTTATAACATTGTATGTTTGTGCTAGACGTTAGTTGGGCGCTAGCTAATGCTTGGTCAAGAGCGCCTGTAAGTCTTGTGTGTTGGCTATGTGTCACAAACGACTTTGACGTATCAACAGCGGTTATTGTTGTATCAACGGCTTGAGAGTTGCTCATGTTTACAATACCTCGCTGAACGGATTTTATTCCTCCGCCACCGCCTAAAACTGTTGTTAAATCATATGCCATGCGTCCTCCTTATGGTCCCACCATCCAGTAACCATTGGTGGTATTGTACTTTATAAGTGTAAAGCTACCAACCACGCCGTTAAATGTTACTGATGTGTCGTAAGAGCCATCTGGTAAATATATTCTAGTAGCGGTAACGGTTATGTTTATGCCTTGGCTGTTTTTAATAACAACCATATCACCGCGCTGCCAAGACGAATGAGTCAGCGTAAGGCTTAAGTTTGCAGACCATTGATGATACACGTGAACTGCACAGTCGCCACGCGTTGGTGTTCCTCCAGCGTTTGCGTATACGTAATTAACACCACCGCCATTGGTAGCTGTTGATATACTACCACCACTAAGCTCGCTGTCGTAGTTGCCAGTGTGAATTACGGGATAGGCAACGCTACCCATAGACCAGCCGCCAATCTTTATTTTGTTATCTGTATCAAGACCGAAGTTAACTGCGTATGCATCCGGCCTATGGAACGACATTACAGCTCCATATGAAGTATTCCCGCGAACGCTAAGAGTTGTGTCATTCGCGGAAGTGAATGCGGATGTATTTTCTCTTGTAGTTACTATACCAACCATGTTAAGCGTGCTTAGTACAGACGTGCCATTTGGGTCTACATAATACGCAGTGTTGTTTAGGTCATAAATAAGTGGCGTTCTGAACTGATCGTTCGCCATAACATAAGTGTTATTTACCTCAAAACGCTCAGCTCCTCCGGTAACGATCCTAGCTTGGTCTGCTGCGTGGAATTGGAAATACGTGTCGGTATCACCGTTGTGTCGCAGAATATCGTCAATACGAATCTCATGAAAAAAACTGTTTCCGGCTGCATTTACATAATAAGCAGTGTTGTCTATGTCGTAGAAGAGTGGTGCTCGCATGTCATCCGAAGATCTAAGAGACCCGCTTTTTGTTTGTGCGCTACCTCCAGTATCAACTATTTCTCTCCAGCCAAACCAAGCATCGGAACTGTAAGTTGCGTTTCTAAACCGAATAGGCGTGGTAGCGTCGTTAGTGTATGCATAGAAAAACTGCCAAGATGCAGAATTAGAGTACATATTAATGTTATCTACGTACCCATAAGAGAACGACCAGTCACCTGTTTCAACAAACTCCCAAGTTCTTACATAATCTCCCCAACCAGAAGGTAATGTGGCCTCTGTGTGCTGTCCGCGAGCCTCTAAATTTAACCGTTGTGCTTGGCTACCATTACCATAAATAAGACCATTTACCGTTAAATCGTTTAGAACGGATGTTAAATTTGGGTCTACGTAGTAAGACGAATCATTTTGGTCATAGAATATATATGAGCGTACGTCGGCGGCTGTGTCGTACATGCGGATGCCGTCGCCGTCAAAAGTAACTGTTTTGTCAAAATAAAACGATCCTCTGTCAGTAGAAAAATGACAGTAAGAAGTATTTTGCGGGCCAGCAATCAGATAGCCACTTACAGTATTGAGCCTATGGCCGCTGTTGTAGTTTGGGTTCCAATAATAACTTGTGTTGTCTGAGTCGTAGAAGATTGGTGCTCGCATGTCGGTTGCAGCTGTTACACGGCCGCCTAGCGCGTTAAAAGTCCCATCAGCACCAAATGTAAAGTATTTATAAGCACCAGAAGCCCCTGTACGTATAGCCATTGCGTTGGTAGCAGACTCGTATAAATAAGCTTCATTTGCGCCAATGAACGACGCACGTATTCTTGAGTTTGTTCCGGCTGGATTTACATAGAAAGCGGTGTCGTCTGAATCATAGAAGATTGGCGCGCGTACATCCGTAAAAAATGTAGCATTACCACTACTGGTTATATTTAAATGTAAAAAATTATCTTTGAAATCTGTGTGGGTATACGTAGTAGGTGTTGTTACCCCGGACCCAACAAAAAATGATAACCCTTCGTTAATAGCTGACGTTATTAAAGAGAAGTCAGTAGAGCCACCTCCATCATATGTCCAAAGGTTTGTTGCAGTGTCCCAAGTAATCTGATTAGCATTACGAGACATTACTATTGAACCACGAGTGTATCCGTTTGCGGAATCATTGCCTATCGTGCCAATTTCGGTAACACCTGTGTTCGTTGCGTTATTAACACGTAGTGCTTTTAAATTTGTTAAGGAGGCTGGGTCTACATAGTAAGAGGTGTCGTTTGAATCATAGAAGATTGGTGCACGGAATGAACTAGTAGCATACATATCAGCATAGCCGTCATGATGTATGTTATAAAAGCTATTCCAAGTGGTATCTATACCCTTCCGTATTCTTAGCTGTGGTACGCCGCCGCCGTTTACTGCTGTACTGCCGAACGCTAATTGGTAAGACGCATCACCAGTGCTGGATGTTGTACCAGACCAAGGACTGAAGTGCATAACGCCAGCGTAGTTACCCCCCGACCCAACACTAGACGCAAGAGCAAAAAACCACCGCACCGCTCGTGTTTGGACGTTAGGGTACCAGACCGCATTATTCGCATTACGCTCGCCATCATTGTACGTTAACCACCCAGTCATATTAATACTGTTAAGGCTAGACGTACTAGCGGGATTTGTATAGTAAGCAGTGTTGTCTGAGTCGTAGAAGATCGGTGCGTCTACGCGAGAACCCACAAACAAATGCCCAGCAGTAGTTAGTGACATTGCACCTTGAGCGGTTGTGTGTCCTTCGTGACCCCACCAAAATCCACGGTCGGATTCGTTGCTAAACTGGAAGGTCATAGCCCAGTCGTTGAGGCCACCATAAGTTACAGCCGACTGCATTCCAATAGCGTAAGAACTAGAAGAATAAACTCTTATCTTGTCTCTACTTGATGTGGCAGGCCCATCTAAACGGTTATAGTTTAAAATGTTAACGTCAGAAGTTGAAGCTGGATTTAAATAGTAAGCAGTGTTGTCTGAGTCGTAGAAGATTGGTGCTCTGCTAGACGTAGTAGCAAAGTTATTACCAGAATAATCTACTTTTAAGCCCCAAGTGCCACCAATTAGTACACCAATACCAGAAGGATCAAAGTAGAAATAACCTTTTAGGGTATCGCTACTATCGTGCATCTTGAACCCGCCAGAAGTGGCGGTGCTGTTAAACTGTATGTACTGTGAGCTACCGGTTAGATTAGAGCTACCGGAAAAATCAAGTATGTTGAGTCTGGATGAGCCAGCGGGGTCTACATAGTAAGAGGTGTCGGCTGAATCATAGAAGATTGGAGCACTAAAAGAGGAGTTTGAAGTAGCAGAACCAAGAAACAGAACGTCATTATCTAGGTAATAAAACCTCATAGCCCGATTTGCAGCATGTGTAGACGCACTCATAGCGCCCATGCCCATGTGAAAATACCCGTCCCCAGTATAATACATGTGCATTGAGGCACTGCCCCATTTTCCAGATTCTCCTATACTGATGCCGCCACGCTCTGTCGAGCCATCTGCCACATCCATTGTTATCCAATTAGTGTCATTTCCTAGCCCTACATTCAAATCACCTGCAACTACAAGTGTATTTAGTAATGAGGTGGAAGCTGGATTTACATAGTAAGTGGTGTCGTTTGAATCATAGAAAATTGGTGCACGGATATCTACATTAGCGGTGACATTGCCAGAGCTGTTGATACTTAGCCTATCAGCATTGTTGACGCGAAACTGCATTGAGTCAGTCGAATGATTGTATTCGATATAACCCGCCAATGACCCGTCACCAAAAGCAAGTCGACCAAGACTTGTTGCCCCGCTATCAATAACGATGCCTGCATTTCCAGTGCCTTTCGCAGCTAATTGATTAAGACTCGTATAGCC